ATGGACTCACCAACAAAGACAGCAACTGAAATGAGCTTACGCTCTCAAGAGTTATTGATGGATGCTGGTTCTGCTTACTCAAGATTACAGTCTGAGTTTGTTGAAAAGGTTATGACTGCAGCGGTTAGCATTTTAAGTAATGCTGGTAAGTTTAGAGGTGAAGAGTTTAAGATCGATGGTCGTGAGATTACCTTAAAGCACACGTCACCACTAGCCAGAGCGCAGGATCAAGAAGATCTGATAGCAATGCAGCAGTTTATGCAGATGGGCGCAGGCTTTGGCCCAGAAGCATTCATGCTTGGAACTAAAGTAGAGGATGCAGTCGCTTGGATCGGTCAGAAGTTAGGTATCGATCAAAAGCTATTGCGTAATGAACAAGAGCGTATTGAGATGCAAAAGCAGGCTGCCGAAGCAATGCAGCAGCAACAACAAGCGCAAATGCAAGGTGCTAATGGTCAATGATTGGGATTCGCTAGATATAGACGGCGAAGAAGTAAAAAAGTTAAAGGCAGAAGGTGAACAGAAAGCCAGAGATATTGCCGGTCGTTTCTATCAGTGTTTCAATACCGAAGATGGACAATTCGTGATTAACCGATTAAAGGAAATTACGCTTGATCGTCCAGTATTGAACGCTAATTCAACACAGTTTGGCGCTGGTATGAGGGAAGGTCAGAACGCAATCGTGCGTCAGATCTTAGATCAACTAGCACTAGCTGTACAACAATAACAAGAGGAGTAGTAAAGTGGAAGAGGAAAGTTTATTAGGTGAAGCACCAGTAGAAGAGGTTGCAACAGATCCAACAGCAGAAGTGTCAGCAGATGGCTGGTTCCTTGCTAATGAAGTAAATGGTGAAGGTGATCGTCCAGACTGGTTTAAAGACAAATACAAGTCAGTCTCAGACCAAGCACAAGCTTATTCAGAATTAGAGAAGCGTTTCGGTGGATTCACTGGCGCACCAGAAGATACTTACGAGCTAACAACACCAGAAGGTGTCGAAGGTGAGTTTGACATGGAAGATCCACGCATAGGCTGGTTTCAGCAAGTAGCGAAGGACTCCAACATGTCACAAGATACATTTACGCAGATGCTGCATGGTTGGGTTCAACAAGAAGTTGACGGTGTACAAGGTTCGCGTGAGGGTGAGATTCAAGCATTAGGAAGCAATGCTCAAGCTAGATTAAAAGACCTCGGCGACTGGGGCGTTTAAAGCGTTAGCGTCTAATGCGCAAGGTGTGCAAACACTAGAAGCTTTAATAGGAAAGACTAGAAAGAATGGTGTCGCTAATACTTCTGCTGTTGCTTCGCCTGGCATAAGTAGAGAGGCTCTTGATGATCGAATTGCAGATCCAAAGTATAAGACGTCGAAAGAATTTAGAAGTGAGACAACTCGATTGTTTGAGGAATTTTACGGAGAGTAATGCCGATTGAGCAAATTGTCCTTATAGCCGACTGCTGGCTCTTTTATCCGTATTTACTTTGTAGTTAGGGGAATTATGAAGAAGTATTTAACAAGAAATATAAAAGGTCAATTTAGACATGCGTCGTGGATTGATAAACTAACCATAATCATTAACAGATGGTTTAAATGATTTCTTTATTGACTAATGTGCTGCCTATATTGGGTGGCTTCTTGATGAAGCTTTTGGCGATCAGATCCCAACAAGCAGCGGATAACACAAAACAAATGATGGATGTGTTTGCTGCTAGGTCTCAGAGCCTAGAGTCAGCTAGGGAACAATCAAACAAAGAGTCGCCTATGGCAGCTCTAAATCGTAGAGTTATTATCTTTGTTATCTTGGCTTTGGTTGTGTTTACTCAAACGGCGCCAGTGTTCTTTAATGTTCCTACAGTCATACCTACAATTATCGAAGGCTTTAGTTTTTTAGGTTTTGAAGTAACACCAGACAGAGTGGAATATATAACGGTTCAAGGCATGCTGAAATTGACAGAGGTTTTTGAATGGGCCACATTAATAATAGAATTTTATTTTGGCGCTCAATTAGCCAAGGGAAGGTAGTTATGGGAAAGAAATGTATTGTAATTTTTTGCAGTGGGATGTTAGTCGCAACGGCAAGTTATGCGTTTTTCGATAAATTCTTTGCAGTACCACAGCAAATGATGCAAATGGGTCAACAGATGGTTCAGCCTAAGTGTGATTGTAATGATTGAAGAGAGCTTAATGTCTTTAATTAGACAGATTAAAAATATAGATGATCCATACGTGAGGGGTCTATTGTGTGATTCATTGTTGGAAATGTGTGATGAATTAATATCCCAGAGGGAGAAATGATTGAATTTATATTAGACGATAACAGTGTTTGGACAAGCCATAAATTAGCTGACAAGCTTAAATGTAGCCATTCATGCGCAAATCAAAGACTACAAGCACACTCTGATCCAGCCTTAGTGTTTAGAAAAATTGGTACGCCAAAAACAGGTAAGGCATATAAGAAGAAAGAATACGCACTTACCAAGGATTCGGTAGTCGTGTTCACGGGAACTGCTAGAGAGATAGGCTTAAAGTGGGGTGTGATACAGTCTACGGTTTATCACCGGTTGCGCAAGGGTGATAGAAGTATAGAAATTATCACTAAGCCTGCTAATAACAGTAAAGCTACAAATATTAAGAGGGCCAGGCCTTTAAAGCCAATTGCTGAGGCTATTAAAGAGCGTAGCTTCTGGAATCCACTTGATAAATTATGGATGGGGTTAAAGCCAGCACAATGAGAACAATAGAATTTAAATGTACTTACGATGATTTTTTAAATACAACCGGACGTAGAAACAACCGGCAAAACGAAAAGCTCTGGCTAGACATTGTTGCAATGGTTAATATCGAGCATTATGATGATATTAAAGATGAGATTTGTGAGGCGATCGCATTGCTCTCAAGTGACGACATATAAGACAAACACGATACATTGATACCGTTGGTATCTTTGTGATAAAATAAGTATCAAACCAAGCATAGTGGATACCCTTAATTAAAGGCCCATACCAGCTAGGAATATCGGCCTGCAGAGCAGATACCCGAAAAGAAGGTATGACAATTTAATTATATAAGGAGACAATTATGTCTGCAAGTTTAAGCGCAGCCGCGCAACAAATATTTGATTCAGAAGTAAAACACGCGTTTCAAACCGCTGGTCAATTAAGAGGTACTGTAACAACACGTAACGACGTACAAGCTGATATTTACAAATTTAGAAAAATGGGTAAGGGTTTGGCTAATCAGAAGGCAACTTCTGCTGATGTAACCGCTATGAACGTAGCTCACTCGCTAATCAGTTGTCCGTTAGCTAACTGGAACGCTCCAGAGTACACAGACATCTTTGATGCAAAAGAAGTCAACTTCGACGAGAAATCAGAACTACAACAAACAATTGCTGGCGCTCTTGGTCGTAGAATGGATCAGATCATTCTTGATTCATTAGACGCTGCTACACCAGCCGCTTCTATTGCTCATGGTTCTGCTGGTTTGACAGTCGCTAAGTTAATCACTGCATCCAAGACATTAACTGACAAAGGCGTACCGTCTGGTGGTCGTCACATTGCGATCTCAGCGTCCGCACTAGAAGATTTACTAGGTGCTTCTCAGATCACAAGCGCTGATTACAATAATGTTCGTGCGTTAGTAACTGGTGATGTTAATACCTTTATGGGTTTCCAATTCCACGTTATTGAGACACGTACAGAAGGTGGCTTAGATCTTGTTTCTGGTGTTCGTGAAGGTTTTGCATGGCACGACTCTGCAGTTGGTCTTGCGGTTGGTATGGAAGTATCTGCTAAGGTTGACTGGGTTCCACAAAAGACATCATGGTTGTGTAACGGCTTAATGAAAGCTGGTGCAGTAGCACGTGATGGTGACGGCATTGTTTCAATCAAGTGGCAAGAGTAATTACTTAACTACTTAGAGCTAAAACAAAGTTGAACTATGGCAGTCGCTTCTAAACGGGTTGGCTGCCATTTTTTTTTAAGGTAAGGATATGGCAACAGCAGTCGAAATTTGTTCTAACGCATTGATTATGGTCGGTCACGGTCAGATCGCTTCATTTACAGACGGTGGCGCAGGTGCAAATACTGCTGCGGCCCTTTACAACACAACCTACGAGAGTCTGTTATCGCAGTATAGGTGGCGATTCGCTTCGGCAAAGCAAACTCTCAACAAATTAACAGCGTCTCCACTAAATGAGTGGAGCTACGCATTCCAACTACCTTCAAACTATATTGTCGCTATTGGTATACATCCAAGAGTAGATTATGAAATCTACGAGGATAAGATTTTAACTAATGCAAACGCTATTGATCTTGATTATATCTTCAAGCCTAGCGAATCTAAATTGCCAGGTTATTTTCAACGATTGCTAGAGTTTAATTTAGCGTCTGTATTTGCTATTCCGGTGACTGATAACTCAACAAAAGCAGAAGAGTATCGAAAAATGTATGAAGATCAGCTTAAACGATCCAGATATACAGATTCACAAGCAAGACCGGCTGATGCAATTTACGACTCCCCACTTATTGACGCGAGGTACTAATGCCTAGAGTTATCAATCTGCAAACAAGCTTTAATAGTGGCGTATTAGATCCGCGACTTGCTGCACGTACAGACTTAAAACACTTTTATCAAGGTGCTGCAGAAGCTATTAATGTTCAATCATTGCCACAAGGTGGTATGAAACGTCGTCCTGGTATGAAATATGTAGCGGCAATCAATGCGAAAGCAAGACTGGCAGCCTTTGCATTTAATGTTGAGCAAACGTATCTACTTGTTCTTACAAACAACAATATCGCAGTCTATAAAGATAATGTGTTTCAAGCTAATGTGACCACGACTTACACCACAGCACAACTATTTGAAGTGCAGTGGACGCAATCAGCCGACACAATGATTTTAGTACATGAGTCTCATCCACCTGCAAAGTTGGTTCGTGGATCAACACACAGCTCATGGACGTTATCAAATATTACATTAACGTTCTGGTGATGAAAACGTCTGGAGTTCGTCTCGTGGCTGGCCAAAGTCAGTTACTTTTTATCAAGGTCGATTGTGGTTTGGTGGATCTAAGTCTAGGCCACAAACTTTATGGGGATCTAAGACAAATGATTTTTATAACTTTGATTTTGGCACTGGACTAGATGATGAAGGGATTAGCTTAACCCTAGACACAGACCAGGTGAATGCGATTACCGCTGTTTTCTCTGGTCGCCACTTGCAGATCTTTACAACGGGTGGTGAGTTTTCTATTCATGACATTCCAATTACTCCAAAAAAGTCAGCAGTAAGACGCCAAACTTTATTTGGATCAAGCAGTATTCCTCCTAAATCAATTGATGGAGCGACATTATTTGTTGATCGCACCGGTAAATCTGTTCGTGAGTTTTTATTTGCTTATACAGAGGACGCTTACGCCTCTGGTACGGTTTCGTTGTTAGCTTCGCATTTACTTAATCATCCGGTTGATATGGCTGCACTTAGGGGTACTGGCAAAACAGACGCTAACTACGTTTATTTCGTCAATACGGACGGTACAGTAGCGGTATTTAACTCATTAAGAGCGCAAGAGGTTGGTGGATGGACACAATGGACAACTAACGGCTCAGTTGAAGCGGTTGCAGTTGTTGTTGAAGAGGTTTACTTCTTAGTTAAAAGAACAATCAATGGCACTGTTAAACGATACTTAGAAAGATTAGATCCCGATACTTATACAGACGCATGTGCAACAAAATCAATGAGTCCAGCTTCTGTAACAGTCACTGGCCTTGGTCATTTAGATGGGGAAGAGTGTAGGGTAAGAACAGATGGGTCAATAATGCCAAGCGCCACGCCAGCTTCTGGATCAATTACTTTAACGAGAGCGTCATTAGAGGTTGAAGTTGGTCTTAATTATGATGCAACAATCAAAACTATGCCAGTTAATCAAGATTTTCAAGATGGCCCAACGCTAACTAGAAAGAAGCGTGTGGTACGTGTTATTGCTAACTTGTATGAATCATTGGGGGTTTCGGTGAATGGCGAATATATGGTTGATCGTAGCTTTGGTATGGCTCTTGGTAGTCACATAACACCGTTCACGGGTGTCAAAGAAATGTACTTGCTAGGCTGGACAGATATAGCACAAGTATCAATTACACAAATAGATCCGGGGCCGATGACAATATTGGGTCTTGGTGTGGAGGTAGAAGCATAATGGGTCAATTTATAGCAATGATGGGAACGGCCGGTACTGCAGTGGCGACAGCAGCAGAAGTAGCAACGGCAAGCTCTTTAGGTGTTGGAATTTCTGGAGCAGCGTCGGGTGGTTTTTTAGGATTATCTTCGGCTACTTGGGCCGGATTGAGTACCGCTGGATCAATGATTACTGGCATTCAAGCAGGTAATGCACAAAAAGCTAATTATGAAATGCAAGCACAGCAAGAAGAATTTGCCGCTAAAGATCGTGAGGTTTCAAGACGCCAGCGCTTAATATCTAGTTTAGCGTCTCAAAATGCTTATCGTGGTGCTTCTGGCGTTAGAGCGTTTGAAGGTAGTCCGGCAGCAATGATGAAGAGTGATATTAAGCAGTTTGATTACGATCAATCGATGGGCGCAGCTAACTTAGCAATGTCTACTTCTTCGCTACTTTGCTGGAACAAGTCTACTAGAGTACGGATCAAGGAGAGCAAAGCGTGGCTGAATTTCAAAGGTATCAAAGATCAGAAACAGTAAGACCTGGTGGCGTTTCAACTGCGCGTGCGCAAGGCTTGCAGTCGTTATCAAACAAGCTGCAATCTTTTGCAAGTGGTCAACATGCACAAGCTGACCAAGAAGCAAGTATAGAAGGCTCAAGAGCTGGACAAGCCGCAGGTGTTGGAAAGACACACGGCGCCAACATGCAGGGTAATGATACGATTCGTGGTCGAGCATTTAATAAGGCTGCAATCATGGCACACGCAGCTCAGATTCAAATTGAAGTTCGTGATAATGTCGCTGAGTTTGAAAGAACAAATCAGTTTGATGCAGCAGGTTTTGATGCGCAAGTTGAAGGTATGAAGAAAGGCTTGTTATCTGAAATTGATCCTATGCTTCAACCACATGCAGAAGCTGAGATTAACGATTATGTAGGAAGATCTAGGCAGACAATCCAAGCCAATATATATAAGCAGCAAATGCAGGAGAACTTAGCAACAATCTCTAAAGGCGCTGATGGTATGACAGAAGATATATTGATCGCTGCCAGGGCGAATGATCCTGCAATGTTAGAGAAGAAGCTTACTCAATTAACCGCCTTATATGATGAGGGTGTTAAAGATGGAGTGTTAGATCCGGCAAAGATTCAAGGACAATTAAATACACTTAATGAAAAAATAGATGAGCAAATTGCAATAGGATCTTTTAGTGAAGTATTAGAAAGCAAAGATTTGAAAGCTGCTAGATCTCAGTTAGAAGCTTTTATTAAGAGTGACAATAAAGATCTAAAGCCAGGCACAAAAGACACAGTTGTTTCAAAGATTAAGACACGTATTAATGCAATCCAGGCAGAGCAAAATCGTGAGATTGCTATTAAAAAAGCAGAGATAGCCGCTAGAGAAAAGATTATAGGTAATCAAGTTAAAGATGCAGAGAAGGCATTAGATAACGGCTACCAACCGCCAGGCTTAGAGAATCTTATTGAGCTTACAAAAGGTACTAAATACGAGTCTCAACTTAATGAGGCGCAGGTGCATGCTAGTGTAGTTTCTACGTTTGTAATGCTAGATCCTGCTGCACAAGAAGCGGATATTAATAAGTATAAGCAAAAGAAGGATCAAACCGGTGCTAATGTTCGTTTAATTGAGCGTTTAGAGAAGGTTCATAATTACACAGTAACAGAGTTAGCAAAAGATGGACTATCTTTAGCCGTGGCGCAAGGTATTGTTCCACAAGTTGATCCGATTAACTTTGCAGATCCTCAGTCAATGGCTAATAGAGTGGCACGAATCGGAATTGCAAAAGCACACTATAAGCAAGATATATCTCCATTAACCGCAGCAGAGACAGATCAAATTGCAGCGCAGTTTTCTAAGATGGATGCAGATCAGAAGATCGGTATGCTTAATGCAATCACAACTGGTTTTGGTGACTCTTCAATTGAAGTGTTAAAACAACTGGATAAGAAAAACTACACATTGTTTGCACACGCAGGCGCATTGATTGTTGATGGCGCACCGGAAGTTGCGCGTTTAGCGATTATGGGTAATGAGCAGATCAAATTAAACAAAGGTATCTTGCCTAAAGATGCTGATCTAATGCCGACGATAAACACTTATTTGTCTGATGTATTTGTATCAAACCCTAAACACCAAGCGTCAATCATTCAAACCACAAAGGCAGTCTACGCAGCAATGGCAGCAGACGCCAGCATAACAGATGGCATTTTAGATCCCGACATTCTTGATAAGGCGCTTGAGCAAGTAACTGGCGGCGTATTAGAGATTGAAGCTGATGGCAGTGGATTTTTGTTTGATGATAAATATAAGATTCAAGCGCCAGCTCGTGGAGTAACAGAAGCAATGTTTGAGAAGTATCTTGGCGGATTGCGTCCAGGTGATATTGATCAAATGGGTGGAACATTGGCGTTTACGTCAGCAGAAGCGGTTGATAAGATTCAAAAAGGTGCGCTGGTTAATGTTGGTCAAGGTAAGTACCTAGTGAACATTGGTAGCGGATTCTTACTTAATAAAGATGGCGATCCGTTTGAATTTGAATACGGCGTCAAAGGCAAGGGTAAATACAAGGCAGTTACCGTTCCAGTGGCTGAAAAGAAGGTTGTTGAAAACCCGATAGTTGAAGAGACTTCAAATCCTAAAGAGAAGTACGTTGCACCAAGGGCAGATAAGAAGAAGCGTCCAAGCAGTGCCGGTAATGAACTAACTAGACTTAAAGAAGAATTAGCGTTTATTGATAAGAGAGCTAATGCTATTGATAACGAAGAGGACTTGATCTATGAAGGCAATAATCTAACTATGTCGACCATGATCTCAGATGCAGAAAACAACACTGATGATATTGATATGTTTGAGATTCGTGAAGAGCATTATGAAAAGCGCAAGATTGAGATAAGCAAACGAATTAAAGAATTAACCGGCAAAAAGACAAGTAAAAAGAAGAGTAGAAACTAATGAGTATCTATGATGCTGGTTACGACAACCTAAGAGACCATGCGAAGCGCTACGGTGTAAGCTCTGTTCCAGAAGAAACTGGGTTTGGTGAAAACTTCGATGTCACTGCTGACTTTATGAAGCAGGAAATGCTCTCAACTTCCGAAGGAATGATGATTGGCGATCAAGTTAATCAAGCTGCCGAGCTTTATTATGGAACCATTAAAGACCACAAGGGGGCGTCTGGCGGAGATCCTAGAGATAAGTATTGGATAAACAAAGCTGCTTTAGAAAATAGCCACCAGTCGATTTTAGATCTACAGTTGCAATATCCAGATGCTGGCTTTAGAACTATTGATGACATTAAGAAAGACGCACAAGAAAGAGCGCGGATAACGCGTGACAAAATGTCTAAAACTACTGCAAACGCTTCTGGCATGGGTACGCTAGGTTATGTTGCTGGTGGTATGTATGGAGTGCTTCATGATCCGATTTTATTAGGATCTATGTTACTAGGTACTGGCAAGATCACTGGTCTCGGTAAACTTGGAAATGCCTGGAAAGCTTTTAAGACAGAAGCTGCTATTGGTGCTGGTGCTGAGATGTTAATCACACCGAGTGTTATGTCTTGGAAAGATGAGCTTAATTCTCCGTATTCATTAAAAGATGCGACGATCAATATTTTAACAGTGGGTGCGTTTGCTGGTGTTGCTAGAGCTGGTGGATCATACGTTGTTGATGTGTTTGAAGCTAGAAAAGCAATCTCGTCATTGCGAGCTGCTGGAAAAAATGGTGAAGCAGATGTAGTTGAGTCTTATGTGAACCTTCAAGAAAAAGGCATTAGCAATCAAGATGCACACATTCAAGCTTATGTAAAAGCGCAAGAAGCACTAGAAAAAGGCCAGATTGTAGAGCAAGCAGCATTAGATAAGATCACTGGTGGTAAGATTGGTATTGAATCGGTTGATCCTAGGTTGATTGAAGTTGACGCTGATATGTTTCAATTTAAGTCTAGTGGTGACAAGCTTGGCGTAACTGATAGGTTGCAAGGGATTCAAGATTGGGATCCGATAAAAGCTGGAACGTCAATTATTTGGGAGCGTAACGATGGCGCTCGTTTTATTGCAGATGGCCATCAAAGATTAGCATTAGCAAGGCGTTTAATCCAAGATGGAGGAGACGTGCAAGAAGTTGGTTTGAACGCATTTATCATGCGTGAAGCTGATGGATATAGCGCAGAATCGGTTAGAGATATTGCAGCATTTAAGAACATTGCAGAAGGATCTGGCAGTGCGCTTGATGCAGCTAAAGTAATTAGAGCTGGTAATGATCTGGGTGATAGCCTTCCGCCAAACTCAGCACTGGTTCGTGATGCTAGAGGATTGTCTAAACTAGACGACGCTTCATTTAAACTGGTTATTGATGAGAAGATTGACGCTAAGTATGGCGCTATCGTAGGTGATTTAATCTCAAATTCTGAGGAGCAATCAGCGGTTATTCGGGCCTTAATGAAAGAAAAGCCTGCAAATGCAAACCAAGCAAAGATCATGGTTGCTGATATGAAGGCAGCAGGATTTACCAAGACAGAAACGCAAGATCTGTTCGGCGGCATGGAGATCACAGAGTCATTATTCAAAGAACGTGCCAAAGTGATTGACAGTGCAATGCGACAAATTAAGAAAGACAAGAGTGTATTTAAAACCCTTGCAGAGCAAGAGAGTAGGATCGCTGGTGCAGGAAACAAGCTTGATCGTGATGCTAACTTATTGAGGCTATCAGATGACGAAAAAACACTTGCTGCGCTTACCATCCTTGCTAATGCAAAAGGCCCCGTCTCAGACGCTATTAACGACGCAGCACGAAGAATTAAAAGCGGAGAAAGCCTACAACGAGCAACTAGAGATATTCTTCCAGAGCTTAGAAGATCCACAGAGCCAGGAGCTAATGTTAGATCTGATATCGATGGAGCCGGAGACGCAGACGCTGCACTAAAAACTTTGAAAGAACTGGAGGCTGAGAATAAATCTACAGCTCCAAAAATTCCAACAGAAAAAGTGTTTAAAAACAAACTAGGCGTCATCCCTAAAGAAAAGAGGAGAAAAGTCGACTCTATTATTAAAGCTGGAAAAGAAAAAGATATTGAATATCGTTCAATTGATATTGAAAGTATTGTGCCAACACAGAAAAATATTACCATTCCGAATCTAAGAAAGGTTCAAAAAGCTAAAGATATAGATGAAGATATAATTGCAGTAGAGCATAACGGCAAGAATTACTTAGTTGACGGACACCACAGGGTTGCGAACGCAATACTTGCTAACGAAAAAACTATTTATGCTAGGGTTTTTGGAGCAACCAAACCAAAAGAAAAAGTTGTTACACCAGTAAAACAAAAAAATCTAAACGATCAACTCAAGGATTCCGGACTAGATCTGGACGATCCTTATCTTAACGAATTACACGCAAATGAACTAAAGCAGGTCGATGATCTGTTGGCGAAGCATGGCGATATGGAAATTCCAATCGGCGTAAAGCTAGACTCAGACGGCCTAGAGGTTATTGAGTTTAGATCAGCACGTGAAGTAATGCAAGAGTTAGACGACGAGCAAAGAGTCGTTGATGACATGTTCAAATGTATGGGGGAATAGATGGCTAGTTTCACGGAATGTCTAACAAGACAAACAATTGCAGCGCAATTAAAGGACGACTTATTTAATCGTATCAATTCTAAAGCTGATGAGATTGCTGC